CTACTACAACCCAAGCACCCACTACTACCAGGGCACCCACCACTACAACCCAAGCACCTACTACAACCCAAGCAGCCACTACTACCCAAGCACCTACTACTACCACCCAAGCACCTACTACAACCCAAGCACCTACTACAACCCAAGCACCTACTACAACCCAAGCATCCATTACCATGCCAACGCCCATTAACATGCAAACGCCCATTAACATGCAAACGCCCATTAACATGCAAACACCCATTAACATGCAAATGCCCATTAACATGCAAACACCCATTAACATGCAAACGCCCATTACCATGCCAGTATCAATTAACATGCCAACGCCAACTACTACTAAGGCACCTACATTAATACCTGATAATTGTGCGGAAATAGGTATACAGTTAAATTTGGATAAGAATACTATTAAAAATCAATGTAATGCAAAAGACAATTGTTATTATGTTAATGATTCTTGTTATGATAAATCGCAAATAAAACCATTGCCTGCAAATGCGGCATTATTAAATAAATTTTCTTGTATTATTAGAAAAACTCCTGATGGAAAAACTCCTGAAGGTTATTTATTAGAATGTCCAAATTCAGATAAAGCTACATATTTATTTAATAATATATCAACTGATGTGGATTGTATTGATTCGGATAATACTTGTAATTTAATTAAAAAGGCATATCCAAATGCTGGTGATAAGCAAGCAGTAGTGCAATACGCAAATGGTAATTTACCACGACCATTATTTATAAGTAAAGATGATATTGTTGATATCACTAATAATTTTAAGAATATGTCTGGAAAATTATATTTTTCAGATATTTATGATAATACTAATGTTGAAGTACCAGTTAATATTGTACCATCAATTAATGATGTATCTTCTAGTAGCTATACTTTATTAAGTATGGATTATAATTTATTATCAAATATTAATAATATGATTGAAACTATTATGCAAAATTTAAATTTACTTACTAAATAAAAATAAATAATTAGTTTTGAATTAGCTTTTGAATTAGTTTTTGAATTAGTTTTTGATTTATTTTCTTTAAGAACGTTATTTGGTAAAATTATATTTATTTATAGTAGATAATCTAAAGGTAATCTAAGATTAAAGGTAATCTAAGATTAAATATATTATAGAATGGGTAATTTACTTTCATCAGGTGAATCTACAATTACTACTACACCAATATATATACAACAACCATTAGCAACAGCAGTCATCACCAAACAAGAAAAACTTATTGAAAATCTTAAAAAAACAATAATACAAAATAAAAATGCATTAGTAATAAATGCAAATCCACAATCAACTAATAGTACAATAACTACAACATCACAATCTATATCCCGTTTTGAAAATGTAAATCCAGTATCTGATTATTATACTCCACCATTTTATCTAGCTAATACTAATACACCGGAAGTTAAAGATTATGTAGATGCTTATAATAAATCTGTCGCGTTATTAGATGATCCAGAACAAGCTAACCAGGCAAAATTCGATACATATATTCATTTACAAAATAAGAAAATTGCTGATTTACAATCGGCAATAAATAGTTTTCCTACACAAGGTAATATTCAAAATCCGATAAAAGCGATTAAAAATCTAAAAACCTCATCATCTCTAAATGTTGAAGAATATCCAGACCCAACAAACACAAATACTAAACAACCTTCTACTTATATAGGAAATGGTGCTTCAAGATATCCCAATTATCTAATCTATGGTAATAATGGCTGTTTGCAATATAATAAAGGTACTGCTGGAAATGCAAATGAACCTTCAACTTGGTCATTTCAACCTTGTAATTCAAATCTAGCACAACAACGTTTCAATATGTCCAAAGTTAATACTATGGAAGATTACAATGCAAAAATTACTGACCCTGCAAACCAAAATTATAAAATTGCCGACACTAATTCCGTAATTATGGGTTTTTATGTTGTTAATCCAGAAACCGATAACAACCAATGTCTAACTCTTAACAATGACGGTCTATCAGTTATGCCTTGCAATATTGATGCTTCACAACGTTTCAAACCATTCTATCATTCCATCACACCCTAGAATACCACTCAACAATTATCTATGTTTATTCTAGAATACAGTATTATAGAATACTATAAAAATGCAACGTCTTACTATATTTTTTTTAACACTAGTTATACTATTACTAGCATACTTAACTTATTCCAATTATTACACAAATGAAGGTCTAATCGGTTATCCTGGAGCACCTCCACCTTTTTACTGGGGTACCCGACAATGGGCACCTACCCATTTAATGAGTTATGATGTCCGTGGAGATGTACCTGTTGGTTATTATCCGGTAGGCATTTTCAACCAACCAGAATACCCATCACGACGCCGTTATTTTTATACAAACTATAATAGTCCAGGTTTCTATACGCCAGAATATGTTAACCCGTGGCAAGGTATTGTTCCTTCGATTTACAATTCAACATTTTCTGTACCATATAAAGTTGATGAGAATAATAATTCAGATGGTGTTAAACCTATTCTAGATAATTCTAGATAATCCTAATTAGAATATTTAGTTTATATCTTTTTAGTTTTTAGCTTTTTTCTTTTTTATTTTAGAAAAATTGAAAAAATATTTGTTATATGTTTAGGCACAATTATTATTATCACCAGAATGGATGCTATTGCCGATGGTCTTTTGAATAATGATGATATTAAAGCAACACTTTATGGTGTATCTGATTGGGGGCAATCGAAAGGAACTAAGAAAGACCTGATAAAAGATTTGAATGGTATGTTTCATGATATTGCTATTGAAAAACCACAAAAACTAATTGACCTAATGCATAATATTCTAGATAAGCTAGAATATAATAATGCTAAAGAAAAAAAGTTGAAAAGTATTTACAATATTAAACAACGTCTAGATAGATTGCAACCAGAACCAATTATTACTGTGGAGGATTTTTATCAACATTGCATGCAAACTGAATGTAATCGCAATAAACCATTCAAACATCCTAATGGATGGATAATGTGGGCTAAACCGCGTGATATTATGTATTATGAAAATAATATTCCATATTCTGAAGAAGATGTATCCAACACAGAACAAAAAGTGGTAGGATATGGTAAATATAAATGTATACGTTTTTATCTTACCAGTGTATCAAAGGAGTATATTCCAGAATATTTTAGAGGTAAAAACGGCGAGTTCTGGATTACTACCGGTTTGGAATATGTAGATTTTGATGATTGTATGTTCAGTCAATTAGAAGATGTTTTTGAATGGTTGGATGATAATAAACCATAATTTAATTAATTAAATATTTTATTGTAAATGAATATATAACCACCAAGGAACAATCAACCATATTCCAGAAATGAGATAATAAATAGGAAACATCCATTGCTTAGCATATTTTTTCATATTTTCTTTTATAATATTGCCGGTACCTGATGAAATTGAGTTCTCCCAGAATAAAGTTATAAAATACATTAAGCAATTAATAATACTTATTCCTAAAACCAATTTCAAAGTAATATATGATTTACAAGTTAATGCAATAATAAACACAATAGCTAGAACTGCATTTAATAGTTCAAATCCCCAAACATATTGTTTATATATATATCGTGAATCAACTTTGCAATATTCACTCCAGCCTTCCATCCAAAAATTACGGATATTTATCTGGCCTTTAGATATTTTTTCCCATAGTGTAATAGTTTCTAATTTGAGTTTATGACGATTCTGGAAGGCATAAATTTCCCAAATTCCTGCTCCTATATTCAATATCGCCCATAACCACATTGCATGTGTTGGTATCATTTTTGTTTTAGATATAATACTTATTATTCTGGAAGAAAAATAAAAATAAAAATAAAAATAAAAATAAAAATAAAAATAATAAAAAATATTGTGGATTGCAGAGCTTACAGGTAGCGTCCGGCGCTGCTAAACGCATCTTTGTTCTCCTGCAACCCAGCTTGGTGGATAAAGTTTTTCACCGTTGCTGCGAGAGCGGGGTTGGTCTGAAGCTTTTTAACAACAAAATCAACTTGCTTGTTATGAGGCAACTCGTAGAACAGCTGGCTGATTTCATCGGTTTGTCCCAAGAACTCCCTGTAGCGTTCGTCGGCGGCAACCTTGAGAAGCTCTTCTGCAACGCTCGCAAAATTGCACCGATGAACGGCACCTTGACGGCGGGGAGCAGACATCGCTGAAACGGTCTGGAAAATGCTTTTTATACTTTCTTAGAAAATAATTCAATTTTTGTTGAAAATAAGATAAAAGTTATTTCTTGTCTTTTCATGTGTTGCAACAACTAGATAAATTAATATAAAAAATTGAATACTAATTATTATTAAACATTTTATAACTAAGTAATTTGTAGAATAATCATCCTCTAGAATAAAATGAATTCCATTGAATATAATTTATACAAGTTTTTCGATGAATTTCCTTCTGTAGAACAATTTATTGAATGTTATTTAGTAAAACATAATGTACGACCAGCATATTTATTAGAGGGATGTAAATGTTTAGGACGCCAGAATACGAAAGCCTTTCCTGGCTTTAGTGTAAGGGGCGTAGCCTCTACAAATTGGTTTCTTAGACTATTTGCATTTCAAGAAAATTGCAAAATACACGCTAGCATTCGTAAATGGTTTCCAACGCTTATAGAAACAGCTAATCCTGGATTTGGTACATTCATTTCCAAAGAAAAAATTAATACTGATATTATTAAAAATAATGATGATGTAGGTCGTATTCTGGGATATCCTGCTTGGAAAGGTTTTAGTAATCTAAATCGTAATGAAATGTCTTATGCTTTCAATATTACTATAACGTTTAAGAATGCACTTGTAGGAGAACCTATTAAACTTATTACAAATGTATCTGCAAATGATATTACTGATGAAATGGAAATTATAAGAAAAAAAATAGAATATGTTCTAAAGACTAAACCTGCAGAGACACTATTTACATATATTAGTGAATATATTGATAGTATTACTTTAGAAAAAACATTGGTGTATCCGGTTAAATATTTAATTAATAAATTGGTAAATGATGAAATACTTATTGAAGAAGAAATTGCTGAAATAAAAAATTATATATTGAACACAGAAAATGAAGAGCTGGCAAAATATAATTTTGAATGGCATAATAAAATTCATTGTGGTGTAGTAATTACTTTACTATTACGCCATGAACATCATGAGTTAGAACCATTTTATTATCATTTTCGCGAAAATGATTCCAATTCTAAAGAAAGTATGGAAATTAATAAAAAATATGCTGATGAACTTATAAAAATTTTGGATAATTCCAGAATAACTCATCATAAAATTGAATAATTTTTTATTAGAATTTATAAATAATTATAAACTAAAATATGGATTGTAATCAGATTTTGCCATTACTATATCTAGGTTCATATGAATTTTTGCATAAAAAGGCTTTCCGTCAAATTAATGCAGATGCAATTATATCAATCACACCTACAATTGAAACACAATTTGTGCTAAATAAATTTGATAATGCACATTTTCGTGTTCCAATGACATTGAAAATGTCTAAAAATCAAATTAAAAATGCAATTAAAATTATTGCAAAAATAATGGATAATTTAATTAATGATGATAAAAGAGTATATATTCATTGTAATGAAGGTATATCTCGTAGTGCAACTTGCATAATTTATTATATGTATGCTTATAAAGGTATGACTATGTTAGATGCTTTATCATTCGTTAAGAGTAAGAGAAAAGTTGTTTGTCTAAATGAGCTAATGCTAGAATGTCTTAATGAATTAGACCACGAAATGCACTATTCTTAATTAGCTATGTAATTGTTTCTTTTTATTTCTTTAACAATTAGAATTAATCCGACCGAAAAGAAAAATGAGAATTATTTATAATATAAAACTTAAAAAGATTCTAGATGCTAGAATTATAATAACATCAATTAGCAAATTATTTTAGAATATTATAACAATGTGTGGGATATTTGCGCTTATATCCAGTCAGAATATTAAAGACAACTTAAAAGTACGTAAGTATGCCTTAAGTATGGCTAAGAATCTGCGTCATCGTGGTCCAGACGGTACTGGATTTGCACAGACTGAACACGGATGTTTTGCCCATACCCGACTTAGTATTATTGACCCAGAATCTGGTAATCAACCATTAACTAACAAGGATAATACCCTTATTCTTTGTGTTAATGGTGAGATTTTCAATTATAAGGCATTAAAGTCGGAATTTGTATCATATCCTTATAAAACTGGTAGTGATTGTGAACCAATTCTGGCTATTTATGAATATTTTTTGAACAATATGAATGATGGTAATACATCTACAAATGTATTAACTCACGAACAAATAATTTCGATTATGGGACATCTAGATGGTCAATTTAGTTTTGTTCTGCATGATACCCGTTCTAATATGGTTCTAATTGCACGTGATTCATTTGGCATTACCCAATCGTATTATGGTATGGATAAATATGGTAATATTCAAATTGCTAGTGAAATGAAAGCCTTAGAAGGTTGTGTTAAAGTAGAAGTTATGCCAGCAGGCAGTTATCTATATTTTAATGTTAAGGATGCTATTCTAAAACCAGTTTATTACTTTTCAGAAATGCCAAATGGTAAATGGGTTAAGGGAATTATGCAATATGAATATGAACCTCAACCTATTCTAGCAATTACGGAACAACAATTATTATGTACCCGTATTCGGGAAACATTAGAGTGTGAGGTAATCAAACGTTTAATGTGTGATGTACAATTTGGATGTCTTTTATCAGGTGGTTTAGATAGTTCCTTAATTGCATCTATTACTATGAAATATATGCGAGAACATCCTGAAATTTATGGTGAAAATCCAGTATTACATACATTCTCTATTGGTGATAAAGATGGGTCAGACTTACCTTTTGCCCGTCAAGTTGCAGAACATATTGGAAGTAAACATCATGAAATCCGCTTTACTGTAGAAGACGGATTAAATGCATTGGAACAAGTTATCTGGCATCTAGAAACTGCGGATATTACTACTATTCGTGCGAGTACACCTCATTTTCTATTGGCAGAGAAAATCCAAGCACTGGGGGTGAAAATGGTTTTGTCTGGTGAGGGGAGTGATGAGGTATTAGGTGGATATTTATATTATCATTTTGCACCTGATGATAAGGCACATCAGCTAGAATGCAAACGTCGTGTTCTAGAACTAGGTTATTTTGATTGTTTACGTGGAGATAAAAGTACTATGGGTAATTCGCTGGAAAATCGAGTGCCATTTCTAGGTGCTGATTTTGTTAATCTATGTATTAATATTAATAAGGATGTAAAAACACAAAATGGTGTTGAAAAATATATTCTACGAAAAGCATTTGATATTAAAGATGCAAATGGTCAAAATCTATATCTGCCAGAAAGTGTTTTATATCGACAGAAAGAACAATTTTCAGATTCTATTACTTATCGATGGATTGATACATTACGGCAGATAACTGATAAAGAAGTTCGAGAGCATCATTGGGGTGCTTTTCTAAATCGTGAAATGCTTTATCCTATCAATACACCACAAACGACAGAAGCATTTTATTATCGCCTAATTTTTGAAAAACTATTTCCAAATCGTGCGAATACTTTTAAGGCATGGGTGCCTAATACTGATTGGAATGGAATAGTTTCTAGCGACCCTAGTGGAAGGGCACAGAAGTGTCATAATAAAACCATTATCAAATCATGAAGAATTAAGTTTTTTGTCAGTTTTTATTTTTCATTTACTAAATTTGTAATCTTATTCTAGATAATCAAAAACTTAGTATTCTAGAATGCTTCTTATACTAGATAGACTAGATAGACTAGAAAATATAGATATCAATAAATATTTTCCGATATTGGTATTAATTTTTGCAATATTAGGATGGTTATTGGCAGATGGCAACTCAAAAACACAATATGTAAGATTGATCGATGTGGTATTATATGGACCATATTTAGCATATATTGCATGTCAAAAGGACTATATTTTTAGTAATGTTGAAAAAATATTCTTGTTGTTTCTAGGTATTACTACAATAACTTATAATGCTAGAAATATGTTAAGAATAAAATAATTGGAATAATTGGATAGTTTGGTATAAAATTGATAAATTATTTATTTAATATTTTGAATTACATAGAGGATAATTGTGCCATTGTGCACAACTTGGAACTGACAATGGCAACTGAAATGCAGGTTGGTGGTTCGATGCAAGAATATGCAAAGTACTTGATGCAGCTTCCGGATGATATTCTGGAAAATATTGTTCAACATCTAGATGTTGACACAATTTTGCAACTTGCAAACGAAAATTCGTATTTATCAAAATATCTTCCAGATGATATTTATTATGGCGAGTATCTAGGATTGAATCTTGAGACTGATGACCCAACACCAGTTCAAAATCCTAATTTCACTCACCAAAATAAACACATTTGGGATGCAACGAGCTCAAAATCATCATCTATTATGCAACAGGTAGTTGATGATTATCTAGATAGTGAACACGAAGCTGAAGATTACGAAGACCAATACGAAGACAAATATGATGATGCTGTAGATGCTTTCGAAGCAATGCAGTTTGAAGAATCATTTGCACGTATTGGTTGGTAGTATCTATTTTTTTAGCTAAAATAGATTATTGTATTGAAAAATTGAATTTTATTTCATTTTATAGTAATTAGATATTTTACAAACTCTTCATCTAGAATGCAGTCTTCTACAATTTCTGGAAAAGCGAATCCAAAAGCAAGAGCTTTTGTTGAAGCTCTAAACTTTAACTACGAGAAAGAAGGTACATTCAAATATTACTGCAAAAAACTAAAGATTACACATTATGCAACCCGTGGAAAATATATAGATATCGAAAGCCAATGGAACCTATTATACAAAGATATGATTGTAGATATTGAACGAGGTAATATTAAAATTCAATCTTATTTTGACTTGATTACTTATTTGCAAGATAAATATACTACCGTACCATATACTAAAAAGTTTCGATATGAGTATATTATTCGTGAATTGAATAATTATTCACTGATGCTACAAGAATTTGCATCAAATTTTAAACATTATATTAAGCGTTTGAAGAGTTATGCGATAAACCGCAATTGTTCTGATATGGAACAAGTAAAAAATGAACTAGAACATTTTATGAATAGATTTGCAGTAGATGTTAGTGAAAATAGTAAAAATACATATGAATTGCAAGACTGGCTTATTATTTCCAGATATATTTGTGATTTCTTGGAATATGATGATGGTCTTTCACAACCATTCAATTTGTTTTCATAGAAATTAATTTATTTCAATCATTTCTTTATCTGGAAGTTCCTCAATATTTAATGGTTTATGGATACGTATTTGTTTTTTTCCTTTATTACGGATACGAAATAAATTAGTATTAAATATTTCTTTTTCTTTCGCACAAGTTTTTTTATCACATTCCAGAACTTTTTCATAACCACTCAATAAATTATTATCTTTATAAAATTTCAGCATTGTAGAATTATAACAACGTTTACGATTTTTATCAGGCATGGTAGACGGGCATTTATTATGTAAAGATGATAATAATAAAGTATTATAATTTATACCCAATGCTTTTATTTGTGAATTTTTAAATTTTTTATCGATATTTTTACATTTATATTTACGACAATATTGATTAATTTTACAAGAATTATATAAAGGTGTATTAACTTTTCCAGTTATATCTTTTTTATAAACTTCACATAATTGCTTAATTGTTTTTGGTTTTAATTTGGATTTTTCTGATGTTTTTTTAAATGTAAATGACTTAATATTTATGTTTTTAAGTACATCATTTTGTTTCTTTGTTTTACGAGTGTTTCGTATGCTTTGTATGTCATTTGTTTTCTTAGTTTTATTTGTGTTTTTAGAAAACATCTTTTATTTCAGTTAAATAACAATAACAATAACAATAACAATAACAATAACAACTTATATAACAATTAGAAAATATTCTAGAATTGCTAGAATTATAATATGCGTATTAAAATTAAAAATAAAACATAAATAAATATCAATAATCCACATTAGTTAAATAATTAATTTCTAGGAATGCCTCGTAATCGTCGTGATGATAATGAACCTACACAACTAAAGCCTCAAGATATTGAGGAAGATTATCTAGATGTTGACAAACCTCTACCTGGTCAAAACTACTATTGTATTTCTTTTGTATCACCCGAAAAAGTACTTGAACAAAAAGAACTATTTATGTACTACCATTATGAACGCGCTTTTTACAAGAAGATTTCAGGTATGATGGATAGTTCACTTACCAGTCTAATTGAAAAGAGCGACGATGGTAAAATAGATGTATCAGATGTTATCAAACTAAAGAAGAGTGTTCTGGAAGCTTGCAAGGAAGAAGAAGTTAACTTTGACCAATTCAAGAGCAAATTTGAAGATTTTCGTTTCCGTGATGAAGAAAAGATTGGTGAAGCTTTTGATAAACAAAACAGTTTCCGTACTAGTATTCGTGGTGTCAAAGTCCGTGGCGTTTTCGACACTAAACGTGAAGCTGATGTTCGCTCTGCAGTTCTACAGCGTATGGATCCTCTATTTGATGTATTCGTAGGACAAGTAGGTTATTGGTGCCCTTGGGACCCTAATCCCCACAAGATTGACGATATCGAATATACTAACAGCGACCTAAATAAACTAGTTAAGGAGTATAAATCAAATGAGGCTAAGAAAGACCAGTTCTATCAAGAACAAAAGACACAGCGTCAGAAAGATGCACTAAGCACAGAAGAACGTCTAAAGCATCAAAAAGGTCTAGCTGATATGCGGGATTATCAACAACAACAACGAGAACAAGCGGGCAACTCAAATGCTGAAATACCCTCCCTTACAGACAACTCAAATATTATCAATATGACTCCTGCAGGCGGTGATATTGAAAGCCTAGCTACTATTACTGAACTTGATGAACAACCACAAGCAATTACCCAAAGTATTGAACTAGGTGGTGAAAATTCCAAGGAAATTACCCTAGAACAGGAAACTAATATTTTACAAAGTGATGACCCATGGCTACAACGCAAAATGGCACAACAATCCGCTAATCAATCTTAAACTATCTAAATAATAATTATTTTAGCTATTGTCATCTATTGTAATCTGGTCATCTATTTTTAGATACTTTTTATATTTTTGTTTGCTTTTTGTGTTTACTAATAAAAAATTGAAATTCATATACATATATATAATTATTACAAACTCAGTTATAAGATAAAACAGCTACTCTATTACCCCACACCTAATGTCTGTTGCAATTGCAAAGAAATCTATCTCTAAAAATACCGTACTCAAAAAAACAATTGAAATTACTAATGATAATGATAATGATAATGAAGATGCCAGTGATGCCAGTGATACTAGTGATGAATATCAAGATTGTATTACTCAATCTAAATTAACCACACCAGAATCAAAAGAAAATATTGATTATGAAGCCAATAAATTTATTCTATGTGTTCTAAAGACACAAATTGGTAAAACATTCACTGCAATTGGTCGCATTAACAATGAGCTAGAACAAGACAGTGAATTAGGTAAAAGTATTCATTTAGTATTTACTATGAATACATTGTTAAATGGTAAGCAATTCTCAAAAAGGTTAGAAAGCATTGAAACAAAATATGGTAAAGGTTCGGTAGTTATTCTAGCTAGTAAATATGCCGGGGATTATAAACACGTATCTAAACGTGAAGAATTACAAGGATTAATTCTTAATAAAAAGACTTGTCCTCGGGTTGTAGTTATGTGTAGCAATCATACACGTTATTCAGATGGTGTAGATATTATGCAAGTTCTAGAAGACAATAAAACTAATATTAAACGTGCTTTTGTATATTATGATGAATTACATCAATACATAAATAAAGAAGTTCGTAAACAAATTGAAGAAATTCATAATTTTAATATTACTACTGCAATCTATGCATTAACAGCCACGCCTGATAAGATATGGCAAGCAACCGGATTTTGGTCCTTACTAAAATTGCATTATTTCGATGATTATAATGATGAAAACTATATTGGTTTTGCAGATATGAAAATTAATACTATGGATAATTATTTCTCATTGCCATATATAAAACCACACCCATTTGATTATAGTCTTAAAGCATTTCAAGCTGTAGGATTTGCACATCACGTTCTAGAACAACACCCTACAATCCTTAATAACGGTTCTAGAGTATTTATTCCTGGACATCTAAAACGTTCCAGTCATCTAGAAATACGTGATTTGGTATTAAAGACTAATTGGCAATCTGTAGTAATTGTATTAAATGGTGAAATTAAAAAATTATATTTCAAAACCAAAGAACATGAAACAATGGATGCAATTACTATTACTTGTGAAGATGAAGAATTATCCAATATTGTATATGATATCCTAACAAAACGTAAACTTATTAAGAGACCTATAATCTATACAGGATTTATTTGTATTGGTATGGGTTGCTACTAGTAGCACATAAACTTGATATTTCTTTATACTTTATGCCTATTTTATATTGTTTTTTATTTATTACAATTACTAAATATATCTT